GCCTACCAGGGCGACCCGGTAGGTTTTTGCGAATCCACTTTCGGCGAGATCTACACCGACGACGTCAAGGCGATGATGGAATCGGTGAGGGACAACCCCGTCACGGTCGCCAAGAGCGCCAACGCGACAGGAAAGACCCACGGAGCGGCCCGGGTGGCCGCCTGGTTCATCAAATGCTTCCCCGACGCCCAGGTCTACACCGCCGCGGCGCCCCCCGAGGACAACCTCCGCCGGCTGCTGTGGGGTGAAATCGGCAGCCTCGTCAACAAATTTCCCGACGTCTTCTCAGAATTCAAGCAGAACGTGCTCCACCTTGAGCGTGGGCCCCGATCGTTCCTCACGGGCGTCACCATCCCCACGTCAGGCGATACGGCCATCAGACAGGCCAAATTCAGCGGCAAGCACGCCCCTCATCTGCTGTTTATCCTCGACGAAGGAGACGCGATCCCCGACGAGGTTTACAAGGGCATCGAATCGTGTATGTCCGGCGGCCACTTCCGCCTGCTGGTCATGTTCAACCCACGGGCCGAGGCGGGCCCGGTCTACCGCATGGAGCGCGACGGCCTGGCGCACGTCGTTTCCCTGAGCGCCTTCCATCACCCCAACGTCATCGAGGGCCGGCTCGTGATTCCAGGCGGCGCCGTCGACCGCGAGACCACCGTCCGCCGCATCAACCAGTGGTGCCGGCGCCTCAATGACAAAGAGCCTCGGGAAACCTCCGAGTGCTTCGAGCTTCCCTCCTTCCTCGCAGGGGCTACGGCAAGGGACCAACGGGGCAGGTCCCTGGCGCCCCTCGAGCCCGGCTGGTACAAGATCACCAACCCCGCATTTTCCTACATGGTCCTCGGCCAGTACCCGGCGCAGGGCACGAACCAGCTCATTTCCCGCGAGTGGACCGCGGCCGCAAGGTCCCGCTGGGATCTCTACGTCTCGAAATTCGGCGAGGTCCCTCCCAAGGACGTCTCGGGAATCATGGGCTTCGACATCGGGGAATTCGGCGACGACCTCTCCCAGGCCGTTTTCCGCTATGGCGGGTACGTCGAGAGGCCGTCGACCGAAACAGGATGGGGAGGCGTGGACGTCATCGAGACGGGCGACAAAGGCTCCCTGCTGTATCACCAGCGCCTTCTTCGGGCCGTGGCCGTCGATGCCAACGGGGTCGGGGCCGGCGTGGCTCCCCACATGAGGCGCCTGCGGTGCAACGCCCACGGTATCAAAGTCCAGGAGAGCCCCACGGAGCTTCCGGAAGAGCGGGAGCTCGGGGAATTCGGCATCGTCAGGGATCAGCTCTGGTGGAAATGCCGGGAATGGCTCAGGACCGACACCGGTTCGATGCTGCCGCCGGACGACGAACTCCTCGAAGAGCTGCACACGGCGACCTACGAGATCAAGGGCAAGAAAATCAAGATCATGGACAAGGACACGTTCAAGGAGCTCCTGAAGCGCAGCCCGAACAAGGCCGACGCCCTGTGCCTTACCTTCGCAACGATCCAGGCGCAGGCGCTCCCGTTCGCGGTGAAGCCGGCAAAGAAGGTGAGCTTCGCATGGTGAGGGACAACTGATGCCAACCCAAGGCCTCATACCTCGAGGAACCGAGCAGGCGCAACCCATCGTGGCGACCGGGAAAACCTATTCCGAGCGTCCGCTGATCCGACGCCTCACCAACGAGGACATCGAGAAGCAGAAGGAGACCGAGGCCCAGCGGGCTTTCGAAGCACGCCAGAACCGGCCCGTCATCTCCGCCCTGGCTTCCCACATCCGGAGCGCCTTCACTTCCGCCGTCAACGCCAAGTCCACGGTCATGCAGCGCGGCCTCATGTGCCTGAGACAGCGCGAGGGCATCTACGAGGCCGACGTCCAGCAACTCATCAAGCAGAGCAACGGCACGAACATCTACATGATGCTCACCGACGTCAAGTGCCGGGCCCTGGAAAGCTGGCTCAAGGACATCATGCTGCCGGCGGGAGAGAAGCCCTACAGCATCGAGCCTACCCCGATTCCCGACATCCCCCCGCAGCTGGTCCAGAAGGCGCAGCAGGCCTTCGTCCAGGACTACATGGCCCGCGTCGCCGTCCAGGCCGGAATGGACCCGACACAGGTCACGGCCGACATGATCACCGAGGACGACTTCCGGCAGGCAGCTGAGCAGTTCAAGGACGAGCTGCTGAAGCAGGTAAGAGCGCAGGCCAAAAAGGACGCCGACGCCATAGAGGACAGCGTAGACGACGAACTCGTCGAGGGCAAATGGTATGAAGCCCTGTCGGAATTCATTGAGGATTTCTCCACATACCCCACCGCCTTCATGGAAGGTCCGATCTATCGCCGGCGTTCCGTTCTCGCCTGGGAGCCCATCCAAGGCTCAATGATGTCGCGGATTACGGTTACGGAGAAGGTCGTCAAGGAGTACGACCGCATTGACTTCTTTGACGTCTACCCCTCGGCCGGCGCCCGGACGATTCAGGACGGGGATCTGTGCATCCGGAAGCGCTACACCCGCCGGGACCTCGAGGCCCTGCGCGGCGTCGAGGGATATGACAGCGACGCCATCGATCAGATCCTCAAGCAGTATGCCAACGGATACCGGGAGTGGGTGGCCTACGACACGGAGATCGCCGACCTGCACGACCGGCCCAACGAGATGCAGGACCCCGAGGGGCACATCGACGGCATCAAGTTCTTCGGCTCCGTTCAGGGGTTCATGCTCCGGGAGTGGGGGATGGAGGCCGCGGACGTGCCGGATCCCTACCGGGAATATCCCGTTATCGCGCACTTGGTCGGCTCCTACGTCTTCGGGGCCCGCCTGAACCCTCACCCCCTCGGTCGGCGCAACATCTACTCGGCCTCTTTCCGCCACAAGAACGGCTCGATTTGGGGCAAGGCACCGCCCGAGGTCATGCGGGACGTGCAGAATATCTGCAACTCCGCAGCCCGGGCGATCTGCAACAACGCGGCCGTGGCATCGGGCCCCCAGGTTTGGCAGCTCGTCGACCTCATCCCGGCCGAGTGCGACCGGACGAACATCTACCCCTGGAAGATTTGGGAATTCTCGTCGGAGAAGATCAAGTCGGCCTCGCAGAAGCCCATGGACTTCTTCCAGCCGCAGCTCATCGTCGATCAACTCCTGAAAATCTACGACTATTTCTTCCAGCAGGGCTCCGAGGTTACGGGGATTCCGGCCTACATCTACGGCAACGAGAAGGTCGGCGGGGCAGGGGCTACGGCCTCCGGCCTCTCCATGCTGATGAACGCGGCGGCAAAGGGCCTCCGCAACGCGGCCGGCAACATCGACCGTGGCGTGATTTCCCCATCCGTCGAGGAACACTGGCTTACGATCATGCTGACGAGCCCTGAGCAAGCCCGCGGCGATTGCCGGGTGAAGGCCCGGGCCTCTGAATACCTCATCCAGCAGGAAC